GGATTCAGAGGGTGCGCTACCACCCGGGGTTCAGTCCCAAACGCTTCCTTTGCGGCAACCAGTAGTACCGGGGGAGACTTGCGCTCTGTCTTAAATGACAACCTTGTACCAACTGCCCGCACTGAGTTTAGCGAAGACGCCGACTGTGGTCTTGACCGTACTGCAGCCGAAAACAAATGGTCAAGTGAACAACTTCCAGCTCATGAAGTGCCTGAGACAGCCGTAGTGCTTAATATTGTCTCTCGCCAAACTGAGCAACAACAACTACCAACAGGACAATTTGAAACAGCCGAAGTGCTTAATATAGTTTCAAACAAAACCGAATTGTTAACGCCACAATCATTTGAACAACTCTATGACTGCGCTGACACTTCTTCATATGGTCATCTGCTGCGTGCGATTTTCCCGGCAGAACAAATTGAAGCGGTGTTGATTCAGTCTAAGTTGCGCAAAATCAATAAGTACCGTAGTGTCATCTGTTCTGACCTCAATGAGTACTCGAAGGTGTTATCAATCTGTGCTATTTTAGATCTTGAACTTCCTGAAGTAGAAATAAAACAAAGTGGTCCACAGCACGCTCCGACATTTGAGTGTGCGTTCTCGTGGTTGCAACACACTTCGTTCGGTAAATCATCAGCAAAGTCAGACAGCGTTGTGCGCGCTGCTAAAGATTTTCTCGTCTTGTACCAGCTCAATGGTACACACGGTGAAGCTACAAATTCTGACGATTTCATTCAATTGCACAACGATCTATCTATTGCATACACTGTCGATGATTGTGTCATTCACTTCACAATCCCTCGTATACTGTCTAAATATGCAAAAACCATATCAATTCGATTCGCCACTTTACAACATAACGTAGATGCTACAGTAATTATAGATACGAACTATGTGTTTACCATTAAAAACATAATCACCAAGGAATATACTGCAGGTGGTGTACGGACTAAGAGGATCATCTACTCTCTCCGTTGGTATTACATAAGAAGCACAAGTAATCTATTTTTCTTTCATTCATCAGGCTCTATGCTTACTTGTAATGATTTGATCTATGCACACATCGATATGTATTGCTTTTCGACTCCTCATATTCGTCTCACGAATAATTTCAAACTTTTGCAGCTTAACGGAACGAACGGCGAATACACCGGTCTAGATGATATGGAAAAACAAGCTTGGGATCTTGTAGATAAAGAGCTCTCCAAACAGAAAGGTGGAAAATATCAGTGGTTAGTCTTTTCTCACTACTACTGCGATCTTATGTACCGTCCAATCATATCAGCTTGGTTTGACGAAGAATGTGTAAGTTTTTACATGGATCAAATATTTAGTGTTTTAGTCAAAAAACGAGAATTCATCAATAGAATGATGGTTAGAATACAATTTAGTGATCAGTTATTACATAGTCTTCCAATAGTTGTTCGTCCTGATCTCCACGAACACCAATGGTACACAGGTCCGAGGTTTCACAACAACAATGACCTCAATGATGCTGCTAACTTTATTGGTGCAGCTCAAGCTGACATTGTTGCTCCAGTTAATGTCCCTGTTAACAATGTGATAGTTGCTCCAGTCCAACCTGTTCTTGTGGTTCAACACGTACAACAGAATCAAAATGTCATTCCTATCCCCCCTGCTCATCCGAACCCACCCTTGATTTTTGCAGGCCCACAAAACAAAGTAGTTAGTTTTAAACAATTAATAGACAATAGGTACCGACGCATGGTACCACCACCATATCCATACAAATTGTTCTGCTCTCTTTCAAGTGCCAAGTCAAAGTTCCACTTGGACGCCATCAGTACAGATAGGTACAACAACAAACCATTTGAACTATTCGGTGAAATTGTTGTGCTTAACAATCAATCTGTCTCTAACTACAAAGGTTTTGATTTTGTTGTTCGACCAAGAACTGATTTCATGACTGCTACATTGACAAAATTTAAGAAAGCTCTTGTTATTATTGCTGTTTATGCAGTTGCTATGCAAGCACAAAAATCAATAAGTAACTCAACTTCTCATTGGATCGTAAAGAAGATCATTAAATTTGTCCCATTATCGTTGCCCTTCAAAGTCATCGAAACAGTCTTCAATCGTCTCTGTTCGATCTTTCCAATCTTAAATACATTCAGACTAATCAAGTATTTGCTAAAGATTGATGCCACAGCCCTATTTGTACGTTTTCTTATCATAAAGTTAATACAAGCTGTGAAGAAATTATCTGCCCTAGCTGTGCGCCTACGGCGGTCCGCTTTGAACCGCAATCCCGCACCTCGATTAGGTAATTTGAATGTTCCCCCGGTGTTACCACAAGCCCCACAATTGAATCATCTTCCTATTCCAACCGCCTGCCGTGTTGTCGCTGAATCGGTTCGTGATGTTATTTCACATGCCTTAGTTCCCAATTCAGTGTCAGATGATCAATTGATACCCTCAGCCTCCATCGTCGCATCTCTATCACAACATGTTCCACTTGTAAACCAGGATCCCACTAATTGTTCAATTTTAGGGTACCTTTACAATAATTACAGGTTCAACTTCGCAAAATATTGGCTATGCAAAGCTAGCAATGAATGCGAAAAATTTAAGTGTATAGACAATGGCTCCATCGACGATTATGTGTACACCCAACCAGGTCGTTATATGTCTCATCGGTTTTCACCTGACACCCTGACACCTGAGGTTCATTCCTGGACTATCCAACGTTTCGTTCCAATCAAAATCAACATTTTCGGAATAAAGTATAAGTATGATGTGCCCATCAAAACTTACAATATCGTCGCCGACCAATCAGGATATAGTGAATTGGTCGATTCTGGCGTCAAGATAAGCTCTGATTATGCGCGTTCACAAGCCATGATCGAAGCAAAATTTTCGAAGAACACTTATTTAACTGTTGATCTTGACAAGCAGAATGGTGATGACCCTCACTGGGGTGCTTACTTCATCGCTAAGATGATGGCTGGTGAGCGAGTTGTTACAAACAGAACAACCGGTTTGGATTTTCCAAAGCCGGCTCTCGGCTCAAACTAGTCAGTTTCGGCTATGAAGTCGGTGAAGTTTTGAAAGAAATAGATACTGCGGGCGACCTTATGATCAAATTTGGTCGCGATGTATTTCTTAAAAGTTTCACTAGACTTCAATGCTGTCATTTAGGTGGAGGTACGCCTTTGGCTTGCCTGCCCATGCCTAAATGTGACGAGTTAAGCTTGGGGGTCGGAATGGTTGCGCGCTTAGGACGCAGCCAGTTGCAAACAGATCCAATTGCCTTTAATGAATTCAAGGCATTTGTGAGGAGCGCAATCGAAGCTATACCTGAATTCAACCGCCCAATCCAATTGCCAGACGAATACAAAGATTGGTTCAGTTACTTTATAATGAACGCTAATTATGACGCGGGACGCAAAGCTCAACTGACCGAATTATGGAATAGTCTGAATGAAGAAGAACACAAACAGCAGAAGTTTACTGTCAACAAAACTTTCGAAAAATATGAACACTACCCAGCCTGTAAATACGCCAGAGGCATTTACGCGCGACATGACGTGTTCAAGTGTTTCTTCGGCGGGGTCTCTAAAGCAATGGAAGCTGACGTATTTTCACGCCCGGAATTTATCAAGAAAATTCCATGTTCAGAACGTGCAGAATACCTTATGGAAAACATGTACGAAGTTGGAGCCAAATATTTTAGTTCTGACTTTGAAAGCTTTGAATCTCTGTTCACTCGCGAAATCATGGAAACTTGCGAAATAGCCTTATACGAAAAGAAAATGGCTAATTATCCTGAAGACTTCAAATACATATCCTCGGTTTTGTTAAGCGAAAATCATCTCAAGGCCAAAAATATCACCGGTACTGTGTCTGCAAGGAGAATGTCAGGTGAGATGTGCACTAGTTTAGGCAATGGATTCACCAATCTTATGGTTAGTTGGTTCTTGCTATATAAATCCGGCATCTCTCTGCAAACTCTAGCATCAAACTTACATTGTGTGATTGAAGGCGATGATAGCTTAGTAAAATTCAAAACTGAAGTAGATATGACGCTCTATGAAAAAATTGGTTTCCGTTCTAAATTTGTGATACATGAACATATTGGAGATGCTTCATTTTGTGGCATGCTCTTCGACGACGAAGAACGCATTATAGTCACAGACATCACAAAACATTGCATAGCACTGTTTTGGGGTGATAGGAAATATGTTGATTCACGTGACACCAAGAAACTTAGGTTGTTGCGCGCAAAGTGTCTCAGCTACGCATACCAATATCGAGGCTGTCCTGTACTTGACAAACTCGTACATCATTTTCTTAAGTTGACACGCGGTTTGGATGTCCGCCATGTAGTGTTAGATAAATTCAAAAATGAAATTCTAATGCAAGCTCTTGAAAAATCCAAAGACATCATCAAAGCAGGTCCCTTGGAACCTGGCATGAAGACTCGGCTACTGATACAAGAACAGTTTGGTGTCACAGTCAGCATGCAATTGTACCTTGAGTCAAAAATTGATACTTTCACTCTCGGATACAATGATGATTTGGCTCTCTTAGCTTCAGACGAAGCATGCGAATATGCTCGAAAACATGTTCGCCTAGTCCTCGACGTTAATGATGTTAATTATGAACACGTCTATATCACGCCCAAGCAGTTGGCTGCTCTTAAGCCCTGCATGAAAGCACGTGATTATCAAGTCCTATGCGAAGCGATCAAATGAGTCCGCAGCTCAACTACAACACCTGACTAAATAAAATGTAGTAACGATCGCTTCGAATTCCTGAGGGGACCGA